CTTCTTCTCGTTCTCGTTCCGCATCCCGCATTTTTTTAGTCAGGCGATTAATGCGCTTTTGAACAGATTCGCTGTATTGCTCTACCTCCGAGTCTTCGTTGGCAGAGTTTTCTTCAACAACCTCTATTTCTGAATCAGTTGTTCCACGTGGAACATTTTTTTCTTCGGGTTGCTCAAGCTCCACTTCGGTAGCTTCTGCATCCCCTACATCTAGCTCAAATTGAGCTTCTTCTGCCGCATCGGCCATACCATACCTCCTTACAGGCTAAGAATGTCTTCCGGATCATCAATTACAGCAAGGACTTCATCATCGTTCAAAATCCTGCATTCCCCGCCATTAATACGGAACCGTGAACCGGCATAGCGGGCAAAAACAACCCACTGTTTTTCAGTACACCACGGACCATCGGGGAATTTTTCGGTGTCTTTGTAACAAAGAGGGCCTTGCTTGACGACATATCCCACTACTGTCTGAATCTGAGAGTCGTTCAGAACTTGTGTTGGGAGATATATTCCACCTTCCGTGGTTTCCTTACCTCGGTACGGCAAAATCAGCATTCGCCAACCGGTGGGTTGGGGCATTCTTTCCAAAAGGCTTTTATCCATGGCTTCTGGATCTAAGACTTTGGGTTGAGGCGCTTTGTAAAGAGCTTGGACGCCTTCTGCGGCGGCATCTAAGTCTATTTTTTCAGCTACATCAGTCATTTAGTTGCTCCTGTTTTTCTAGCAGGCCCGAGAGTTCCTGTGAAATAAAATTTAAAGCCGATATTTCGCCCATCAAGTTTTGATACTGCTCTATCGACTTAACATGGTTGTTTTCTAACAACTCTAAAATCTGAGTGCGGCGCTCTTTTATGGCTCGTTGCATAAATTGAGCTAAATATAAAGAATCCACATGCGCTCCATCTTAGAATATCTTATCTATATAACATGACATTCTTAAAGGAGCAACTAATATGTCCACATAACAGGCCCGGTAGTGCGAATATCAACGTGAACAAACATTTTTGCTACGCCAATGCCGCCAAAACCCAACTTGATCGCTTCTTCTACTATTTTGTACCGCTCTATGCCGTTTTCAACGTGTATGTCCGCCGCGATGCCCTGTGCATGAGTTCCGGGCTTGACCTTTACGCGCTCAAGGCTGTGATCGGGGGAGCGATACCCCGAAGTAATGTAGAAGGGAAAACCACAAGCGGCTCGGAGGTTATCTAAGGCTTGCAAAAACTCAGGGCTTATCTTGTTTTCTCCGGTTTCGGAGCAAACAAACTCCTCCTCAGAAAAATATTGATACGTCATTCTTTTTTGCCGGAGCCTAAAAATAAACCAAAAGATCCGGTTAACGCTCCGGTCATAACCGACACTAGCCCCGCTTGTTCTAAGCTTGGGTCAGGGATATCCATAAACCACTCAACCACGCGATAAGTCATGCCAATCATGGCAAACATAAAAAACCGTGGTAAAAATCTCCAGCGGTCTATTGTCTCGGGAGTAATCATTTTTCTCTAGAAACACCTTTAGTTTTTTCAAAGGTCCGCAAACCCCCTAGCCCCAACATACCTAAAAGGACGGTGAGAAGGCTTTCCATTTCAAATGTAGGTAGTGGAGGGGATTCAACACCAGAATAAACAATAACAAAAACAGCAAGAGGCTGGCCGACAAAGTGCCAAGCCAAAGCAATACCGCAAGTCCAACCAACAAACGGACGCCAACCTGCCACAAACATGTTTTTGTGGGCGGCTTCGGCCTTGTTAATTTCAATTTGGCCCTTTGCAAGCTGTTGAGCATGCCGCTCAGACATGGTGGCAATTTCATGCGCTAGCCTCGCTCGTTCATCCGCATCAGGTATAAACTTGTCTAGCAGTCCTGTGACAGGGCCAATTAAAGCGTCTAACATCAGAATCCGGTCAAAGACGCTTGGATTTGAGAAGGCGGTATGCCGAAGTAACTAAGACCCCCTATGCCTTGGTCTACCGGCGGAACCATCCCTTGGTTGTAGAACTGCTCATAACGGTACGCGTCCAACATCTCAGGAGTGGGCGGAATATAGCCCACAGGAGGATTGGTTGGCAGTTGTGCCAAATAAGGGTTGTCCATTGGTGGAGCAACAGTGGGCATTGCATAAGAACTACCAGAAGCGGTCGTTGTGGTTCCTCCACCCGGTTGACCTACCGACACTCCACTCGGAACTCCTACTGACCCTGCCGAAGACGAACCTCCTCCGGATTGTTGGTCCGCTAACAAAACATTGAGCGCGGCTATTTCTTCCTGCATAGCGGTAAACTGGTCTTGAAGATCCGTGAAATAACCGGGTGGTCCTGCGGGACTATACGTTTTATAGCCTTCCGGTGTTTGTCCTGTGGCCAAGGCGGTTTGTCTGTTTATAAAGCCTTGCCGGTCGGTTGAGTCTTCAGCTTGCGATGAAACGGCGGCTACAAGTTGGTCCCGAAGGGCTTCTCCAGCCAATCCGGTGCTTAACCAATACTCTAGCCCCGCTTGTTCGGCTGGACGCCCAAAAAGCTCCCTATACATCTGATCTATATCAGAAGCCCGTTGTGCGTAAGGTAGTTGTGCCAACGCTTGTTGGTCGCTTTGGAACTTAACGGCATCCGATCCTTGCGCTCCCGCAATCAAAGCGTCCCGAAGCGCCTCTCCCGTTAGCCCCGAGGCCATCCAATACTCGGCCCCTTCGTCTTGCGCGCCAGTTGTACGCCCAAAAAGCTCGTTATAAAGTTGATCTAGTCTCTCCCGAGAAACACTTTGAGATCCTCCGGCAGTAGTCGTTGCTTGTTGAATAGCTTGATTTACAGAAGCAATCGGTTGTTCGGCGGGAGGCGGCGGACGGTTTGCGTATGCTTGCCCTTCTGGAGAACCTGCAATACCCGACCGAATCTCCTCTATTGACAGCCCCGATTGCGCCCAGTTTTTAAGATATCTACCGTCTCCAGATCGACCAAGAAGCTCTTGGTACAAAGCGTCAACATCTTGAGTCGTCGGTGTTATTGGCGCTTGTTTACTCATAAATCACCTCAACAGCTAGTGAACCGTGAGCCGCGAAGCGCGGCACCCATGCCACGTTTCTTGCCCGTTGTGATTTTACCCATGACCGTATCCGGCGTTTTTTCTTCCTTAGCAACAGCATAAGGGATAGAGCCTTGGCCTTTAATTTCAGCCTTAGCAACAGGAGTAGGGGCTTTGACCGGCGGAGCGCCGTTTACTTTGACTCTCATTTAATTATTCCTCATCTTTAGTAGCTCTCTTTCGCGAGCCGCATCAATTCTAGCTTGTGTTTGACGTTCTTGGCTAGCCAAGCGTTGCTGGAACTCCGTCTGCTTGTTAGCCATACGTTGTTGATCCATCTGCAAATCAGCTTGATCCATTTGCATATCCGCTTGTTGCTTTTGAGCATCCAACTGAAGCTCTTGTTGCTTCAATTGTACCAGAGGATCAGGCCCTTGGCCTTGGCCCGTTATCTGCGCCGTAAGCTGTTTCAGATTACCAAACTCCTGCGCGTTCATCTGAGCCACCATGGACTCCAACTGAAGCTCTAGATCCGGCGTCAATGCTTGGCCGCCCGTCTGTTGCAATAATTGTGCCGTCGCCATCTCCTGACACTTGATCTTCACATGCTCGATAATGTGCTTCTGAAGCGAAATAGCCGACTGCGGCAAGGCTTGCAACATGGGCGACGTGCCAAAGGTCAAATGCGCCAAGATATGCGCGTCATGATCCTGCCCCTCAAACGCCTTCAATTGAACACTGTCAATCGTGTCAATGTTCTCTTGCGCCGGATCTTTCGGTATTGGATCTTCCGAAGAAGGTGCAATCAAGATTTTATCTATGTCACTAACACCAAGCGCCTCGTACATACGTCGGTACGCTTCGTGCATATCGTGTATCTGTGGCGCTTGCGTAGCCATCTGTAACTGAGACTGCGCCAGAGAAATACGCTGGGCCTGCGAGAAAGAGTTGGGATTGGACACCGGCACAACATCCACGCGGTCGTCAAAATCCTCACGCATCACGGTGCGGTCGCCACCCTCTACCGCATAAGGATACTCTTGCGGCAAATATTCCGACATGACCCGCGCCAGAAGTTTAAACTCTTGTTTCATGCTGTAGTGCAGGCGCTTATGCACAGCACTCATGACCCGCGAGCCTTGCTCCAATAACGCTACCGTCGTACCCACTGCGGCCTGCTGGTTACCGTCACCCACCTTCATATCAGTGATGGTGGCAAAACGGCGGCCCGCATCGACCACAAAGCCCAAAAGCTGAAACAACGTTCCATCAGGGCCTTTGAAAGGCAACGGCATCAACGAGTCACGGATAGCTCCACCGGGCGCATCTACGTCGCGGAACTCTCCGGGCTGAAGGGGTTCTTCGTCATCACGTACCCTAAGTCCGCGAGCTTTGAAGCCAGCAGGGAGATTAGACAAAGTACCAGCATCAATAAGCTGGCGAAGAGCCGCCGTAGCTGTTCGGGACAGGCCGCCAATAGTGTGGATAAGCCCGAGGCCATAAAATCCGAATCCCGGAAGAAACTTGTAATGGACGAAATATTGGATTTTTCGTCTTTTTTCGTCGTCTTCTTTATAATTTCGTCTAATGGAAAGTATTTGTCCATTATCCTCACTAATCGTAACAATGTAAGGAATCTTAATCCCTGTGGGTTCACCGTCTTCTCCCAGATCTTCATAG